ACCTACAACAAAGATTTATTGTTAAACAATGATAAAATTACAAAAAAATATATTTCATTAAATCGTATTAAAAGATTCCACAGACGAGTACTTATGTCGTTACTCAAGGATAAAAACTTATTAAATGAAGGAATGGTTAGTTATGGCCCAAAAATTGAACCTAATTAACATAGACTCTAGTCAAAGAATCAACGACAAATGGTATTTGCATGATATCAATTTACAAAAAATAGTATCAAATTTTCCGGCCGAGTCAACCTTTAAAAATTTCATAGATACTTATACCACAATTGGGTACGATCACCAATTGTATCAACAATCTTTTTTGCAGGTTGTTACTGAAACTGTATATAACTATCCAGTCTGTTATATAAGCGAGAAAACTATTAAACCTATTGTAAACAAACGCCCATTTGTGATATTAGGTCCTGTTCATTCACTTAAATGTCTGCAATCATTGGGGTTTCGTACTTTTGATAATTTTTGGGACGAGTCATATGACGGCATTGCTTCCCCCGAAAATAGATTAATAGCAGTATTTGACATTATCAATGATATCTGTCAAAAATCACTTAGTGATCTCCAATCACTTTGCAAAGACATGGAGAATACGTTAAACTACAACTTTGAATTTTACAAAAATTCATTTATGTGCAATGAACTTGCTACATTTAAAACAGCATGTCAAAATAATTTAGGTATTCGTTAATGTTCAAAATAAAAACCCTTGCAGTAAAAAACTTCATGAGCGTGGGTAATACCACTCAGGCCGTTCAATTTGATCGTAGGGATTTAACTCTAGTGCTAGGACAAAATTTGGACCTAGGCGGAGATGACACAGGAGCAAGAAATGGAACTGGTAAAACTACGATTATTAATGCGCTATCATACGCTCTTTACGGATCGGCTCTTACCAACATTAAAAAAGATAATCTTATCAATAAAACAAACAGCAAGAACATGCTGGTCACGATTGAGTTTGAAAAAGATGGCACCGACTACCGTATTGAACGCGGGCGCCGTCCGAATACAATGGCATTTTATATCGGAGGTGAAGAACAACAGATTACAGATGAAAGTCAAGGAGACAGTAGAGAGACGCAGGCCCACATAGAGCGTATGCTAGGCATGAGTCATGATATGTTTAAACATATTGTAGCACTTAACACTTATACTGAACCTTTTCTAGCACTAAAGGCAAATGATCAACGTATTATTATTGAACAGTTGCTCGGTATTACTGTATTATCTGAAAAAGCAGACTTACTTAAAGAACAACTAAAAACAACCAAGGACGCTATCACACAAGAAGAATTTCGCATTAAAGCAGTAACTGATGCGAATGCAAGAATTCAAGAACAAATTGAAGCTACAAAGCGTAGGCAAACTATGTGGCGAACTAAAAATTTAAACGACATAAATGAATTACGCACTGCATTAGATGTAGTTGGTGACATTGATATTAATGCCGAACTTGCTGCTCATGATGCGCTGGATGAATTTAATGAACAAGTTAAAGCTATCGCAGAAATTAATCGTTGGAAACTTGCCTGCGAACAAGATCAAGTTAAAATTCTAAAAACTTTAGACAAATTAAAATCAGAAATTGAAAAACTTGAAAAACACGAATGTTATGCATGCGGGCAAGCATTACACGATGTCGGGCACGAATCGTTATTAGAAGCTAAACGTGCAACAATGAAAGAAACATCATTGCAGTATCTTGCTAATGACACACAAATATCCGAACACATACGAGCGATAGATCACATAGGCGTGCTTGGTCCTCAGCCACGGGTATTTTACGATAAAAAAGAAGATGCTATTAATCATCGAAACACTGTAGCTAATCTTAAACAACAGTTAGATGCTAAAACGAATGAAGTGGATCCGTATGCAGAACAGATCCAGGAAATGGAAACACAAGCATTAGAAGAAATCAGTTATGATCCAATAAACAAACTCTTTAATATGCGAGAACATCAAGAATTCTTACTTAAATTATTAACCAATAAAGATAGTTTTATTCGTAAAAGAATAATTGATCAAAATCTAAGTTATCTTAACTCTAGACTAAGTCAATACCTAGATCGTATTGGTTTGCCACATACAGTCAAGTTTTTAAATGATTTAACTGTTAGTATCGAAGAACTAGGTAGAGAATTAGATTTTGATAACTTGTCTAGAGGAGAACGTAACAGACTTATCTTAAGTTTAAGTTGGGCTTTCCGTGATGTATGGGAAAGTCAAAATCAACCCATCAATTTATTGTTTATTGATGAAGTTATTGATACTGGTATGGATAGTTCGGGCGTAGAAAATAGTTTAGCTATATTAAAGAAAATGGCTCGCGAAGGCAACCGTTCTGTATGGTTAGTATCGCATAAAGACGAACTAGCAGGTCGTGTTAATAATGTTCTTAGTGTAGTTAAAGAAAACGGCTTTACAAGTTATAATACTGATGTAGATATAGCATAATTTTTGTTACTCTATATTACATCATAATTATAGCTGTATGTCATGGCTATTCGAATCCACTCTTGTGGAATCCCTTCCTGAGAATTGTGTAGGATTTGTGTATTTGATAACAAATACTGTATCTGGGCGCAAATATATAGGAAAAAAATTAGCCAAATTTTCAAAAACTACAGTAAAAACAGTAAAACTTAAAAACGGCAACAAAAAGAAAAAGAAGATCAGAAGTAAAATAGATAGCGATTGGCAAGAGTATTATGGCTCAAACGACGATCTCAAAAAAGACATACAACAACTAGGCCCAGAAAATTTTACTAGAGAAATACTTTATTACTGTAAATCAAAAGCAGAGTGCTCTTACATCGAAGCACGAGAACAATTTAGACACCAAGTCTTAGAATCAGATCAATACTATAACGGACATATACAGGTCCGTGTCCATGGCTCCCACATTAAAAACAAAATCTAATATGGCAACAAAAGGCAATACCAAAAGCGAATATCAGTTTACTCGTATGCCTTGGGGAAAATACAAGGGTCGCTTTATATCTGAATTACCAGATGATTACCTAAAGTGGTGTCTTCTGAACTGGTCTGACAGAGCTACAATACAAATGTTTGTAGCAGAAGCGCAACGACGTAAACTAGTTTAATCAGTTAAGACTAGCACAGGTCAATTTCGTGTGCCCATGACAAGGGGTTTAACTACACCCGGACGGAAGTCTCTCCGCGCTAGAGAGCACTCAGCAACTATCCCAATTGGGACGATGATCACAAATGCCGTGGTTTTGCTGTTTTAAAAGTTTATGGCGGGGTTTTCACCAGGGGTGTGATAAATCCTTAAATTTAACAGGCTAAAAAGACGCGATAGCGATATCGCACGGTTAACTACATGCTGATATATGTAACTTAACCCGCCGTTGTATAAGAACGGAGCTCGAGGTACCGGACAACCGCCTCTGTAATGCTCTAATATCAGTGACTGACGCGACTCGGATGAAATCGTGTACATATATTTTTTGCCCGCCCTGGGCAAAGAGTGACCAAGTTGATCTGGATGAAATCTCTAAAAGCAAGTTGATGAGCGTAAGCGAAATCAACAGACTAACGAAGTTAGTCTTTAAAAGAATGGCATGCCAGATTTCTTAGATGTTTCTAGATTGTCCTTAATAATCTTGCTTATAATTTCTCTTTCTTCGAAGCTAAACTCCATGGCTTCTGTATAAGTAACTCCACCGCGCATGTACCAGCATAATCGTAGTATCTCTTCTTTTAAGGCTTTTGACTGTCTTTCGAGCTGCTTAAAGTACGCGATCATGTCCTCGATCGACATAGTCAAAAGCCTTAGCCGAAAAAATTTGATTGCTCAAATATGATTTCAGTACTATAGTGATGATCGCAGTTCGTACATCTTAGCTCGAATGGTTTAATTTTTCCTTGTGTGGCTAATTTTTCTATCTCTGTTTTAATTTCGTTGTAAATTTTTCTATTGCAATTGTTCATAAATTCGTTAATATGATCAATTGTGGATACTACTGTATTATCTACAGTAATTGATTCTATGCTATTGGTAATAGCTAATACATTTAATTCTGTTAGTTTAGGAAAAATTTTCTGGAATTCTGCTAGTTTTTGCTCTTCGGATAATTCACTATTGGTTATTGTACTAACTAGTTTTTGTTGCTCATATTGTAATAAATTATTATTGTTTAAATCTTTAAACGTTTGTGGTTTAAATTGAAACTTTAAATTATCGATTATCACCGGCTCATATTCTGGTATACTTAAATTGTCAATTACTACACGTAAATCGACAGAATGGGTATTTTCGGAATCGCAAGCCGGGCATTCAGTATCAATATCCATAATTTCTCCGTAACTAGCAATACGAATAGCTATTAAGAGAGTGTCTATGTCTATAGCAGGAGTATACCATGCATCTTTAATATTTGGACAACAGCTATGTATAACATCAGCTACGCCCGATCCATTCATTAATGCGTCGGGAGTTTTGATAGTAATTTCATCTTTTACTGTCATCGGGTATATTGGGATATCTCCACTTACAGGTATATCAATGATGCTCTCGGGCCAAAATTTTCCTTTACTAGGAAGTGTAATATATAGCGCCGGTTGTCTAAAATGTTTGAATAATGGATTGTTAGCTGGAATTGCCATGGATTTATCCTATAAATATAATTGAAATAATATTTATTGGGTAAAAAATGGCCGTTAATGTAAATATCCCGGGTATTGGTAATGTGACTGCAGATAATGCAGCTTCTGAATCAACTCTAGAGCGTCTAATAGACGCAGTCGGAAAAGCGAATAATAGTAGACGTAGGGTAGATAACAGTCTCGAACAATCTTTTTCTAGGCAAGCAAAAGCAGCCGAAGAAGCTCAAATTTCCATGATGAACATGAATAAATCTGCTGGAACAGCAGCATCTTCGACCAGCATGGCTATGTCTAGGATTGGAGAAGGATTGGATAGTGCCAAATCTGGGTTTTCTGAAATGATGTCTGGCGCGACACAATTTGGCAGTTTAATGACGCAAACTGCTCTTAATATTGGTGCAGAATGGACTAGAAAATTTCAAGACATCAGTATAAGTCCAGTTAACCAAGCAGCATCTACACTTAATGCTGCTGTTGACGTAGCTGTTGAAGGCACTAACTTTTTGGCTACATCAATGGCCAAAGTGTTACCAAAAACTCTAGAAACTAAGTTAGGTGGTGGAATACAAAAAGCCACGAGTATCATTGGTGGAACCCTAAAATCTATCAATAATATGTTGTCAGACGAGCTGAACAAAACAGTGAGAGCCCAGAAAATTTTCAACGATGCTGGAGCGGTGTTTGCAGGTGGTATGTCTGAAATGCGTGTTAGAGCAGTGGAGAGCGGAGTAGGTATTGAAGAATTTGCCAAAATTGTACGTGATAACAAAGATCAAGTTAAAATGTTAGGTGGTACTATTGCTGATGGTGCAACTAAGGTTACTAAAATAACCGGCGAAATGGCCATGCAGCAAGGAAAATCTGGTAAAACAGTAAGAGAAGAACTTCTAAATATGGGTTACAGTTTAGAAGATCAAACTAAATTGGCTATTCAATATGCAGCACAGACTAGACAATTAATGGGTACACAAGCATTCAGAACTGTATCAGAAAAAGCGTTAGCAGACGGAACAAGAAAATATGCCGAAGATTTAAAAATCCTGCAAGAAGTTACTGGTAAAGATGCCAAAGCTGTTATGGAGAGAGCTAGAGCAGAAACTATGCGCTCATCTTTACAGTCAAAATTAAACCGTGAACAAAGTGAAGCATTAACTGGCACTTTTGGATCTTTACAGAAATTTCCTGAAGAAATACGAGGCAATTTACAACAAGCATTAATACAACAATTATCCGGCGGCACAATTACAGATCCTGTGGTAGCACAAAGTCAGGAACTTACTGAGTTTATTAAAAAGCTAGCTGGTGGCGTAGAAGCTGGTAGTGGTGACATGGTTAAAAGAACTAGTGAATTAAGTGCTCAACTAGTTGAAACCATGCAAAAGCAAATTAGGGCAGGTGATGGAGTGTTTGTTGCTGCTGGCCGAGTAGCAGAATTTGGCGGAAATCTAGATGGCAATACCCAAAAGTTAGCTAGTTTTGGTAATGCAATCATGGGTATGACTGTAAATCTTGGAGAAGCTACTAGAACGCAGGAGAATATTAATAAGACAATTCGAAGCACAGACCCGTTACAAGAAGCATTTAATAAATCTCAAATTGCAGCAAGCGATTTTGGAAAAACCGTAGGCCATTTAGCTTCTGAAGCATTGCCAAAATATGCACAAATGATCGAAGCAACAACAAAATTAACAACACAAACCATAACTTCAACGCTTTCATTTTTATCTGGCAAAGCAGACTTAGCACAATTTACTGCTTCTATTGTGAAATCATTTGAGGAAGCTTTTAAAATTGTTTTTAAAGGAACTAATTTTTCTCAACAACAACAAACAACACCCGAAAGAAGAGCACGAGGGGGTATAGTTGAAACTGGAAAAAATTATATTGTCGGTGAGGATGGCCCGGAGTTATTTGTAGCAGGTAAAGATGGAATGATATTACCTAATACAAATTTAAAATCTGGATTAGACGTAGATAGCACTAAAAAAGCGATGGAAACAATGGCTGGCGGTCTAGGTAACGCTCAGTCGGCGTTACAATCTCAATTGGGAGCAATGAAAGGACTACAAGAAAATTTTGCTGCAACTATAGTTACTCAACAAAAACAAAACAATACTGTTCAACCTAAAGAAACAGAAAAAACATCAGATAATGAATTACCTGATGTATTATCTAAAGCTCTTGAGGATGCATTTACTGGTCCGTCTGGATTTAATAAAACTGTTCAAGATTTGAAAAATAATTTAGAAACAGGTACTCAAGAACAAATATCCGTATTACGAGAACAAGTTACAAAACTTGCTGAACTCATTTCGGTAACCCAAGATAATTTACGTATCAGTGAAAGAATAGCTAACGAGATGAACTAATGCGGTAAATATAGCTATCTTGGATTACATATGACTTGGCGAAAATATTTTAAATCACAAAACTTACCTAGTAACATAAGCCCGATCGGAAGTGGTAGAGCACCCGATCCTGGTTTTAGAAATTATCAGAGCAATTTACCTGAAGTTTATATTGGACACCCAAATCGTGTTGAACGATACAATCAATATGAGCAAATGGATATGGATTCTGAAGTTAATGCTGCACTTGATATTTTAGCCGAGTTCATGACACAAAAAAATGTAGCTAATAATACAGCATTTGATATTCATTTTAAAGAAAAACCCACAGATAACGAAGTTAAGATTATTAAAGAACAATTACAACAATGGGTATCTCTTAACGAACTTAATAAAAGAATATTTAAAATTATAAGAAATACTATAAAATATGGTGATCAAATTTTCGTCAGAGATCCTGAAACTTTTAAATTATTCTGGGTTGAAATGAGTAAAGTTGTAAAGGTTATTGTAAATGAAGCAGAAGGAAAAAAACCAGAGCAATATATAATAAAAGATTTAAATCCAAATTTTGAAAATTTAACGGTTACTGCTGTTGCAGCAACAGACACCTACATTAATCATCCACAAGTAGGAGGACCAAGTGGTAGTTATGTACAGCCTGCAACTCCTTATAGTGGCGGAACTAGATTTACAAGAGCTCAAAACGAAGCTGCAATTAATGCAGAACATGTAATGCATTTAAGTTTAACTGAAGGACTCGATGTTTATTGGCCTTTTGGAAATAGTGTATTGGAAAATGTTTTTAAAGTTTTTAAACAAAAAGAATTACTTGAAGATAGCATCATTATTTATAGAGTCCAAAGAGCACCCGAGAGACGGGTATTTAAAATAGATGTTGGCAACATGCCTAGTCATATGGCAATGGCATTTGTTGAAAAAGTAAAAAACGAAGTACATCAGCGAAGGATCCCAACACAAACAGGTGGTGGTACTAATATGATGGATGCTACATATAATCCATTGAGTATGATGGAAGATTACTTTTTTCCTCAAACTGCCGAAGGCCGCGGGTCAACAGTTGATGTATTGCAAGGTGGGCAAAATCTTGGAGAGATTACGGATCTAAGATTTTTCACTAATAAGCTGTTTAGGGGATTACGTATTCCTGCTTCATATTTGCCAACTGGAGTAGATGATGGTACACAAGCAGTTAGTGACGGTCGAGTAGGAACAGCATTGATACAAGAATGGCGTTTTAATCAATATTGCAAGCGTCTACAGGCAATGATTGTTGATAAATTAGATCATGAATTCAAGTTGTTTATGCGCTGGAGAGGAATAAACATCGACGGACAGCTATTCGATTTAATTTTTGAAGAACCACAAAACTTTGCACAATACCGGCAAGCAGATATAGATACAGCTAGAATTAATACATTTACTGCTCTAGAGCAGGTACCATATATGAGTAAACGTTTTTTAATGAAACGATACTTAGGTATGACCGAACAGGAAATGAGTGAAAATGAAGAAATGTGGGCTGAAGAACAAGGAGATGTCGATCAAGCTCCGGTGGAAGATCCAAACTTACGTAGCGTGGGTATAAGCCCGGGCGGTATCTCGGGTGATTTAGAAAATGTCGAAACTCCGGCCGAACCTGGGGCGCCCGGGGAGTTACCTAATACAGGTGGACAAATGAGTCCAATGACAGGAGGGCAGCCGGCTGCCCCTGCAGGAGCTCCTGCTCCGATGGCAATTTAAATAAATTGGTTAAATAGCATTATGTATATTACAGAATTATACGAACCTATTAAACCTGGTTATAACTCACAAGCAGATGATCAAACTCCAATGAAGCTCAGTGATCTACGGAAAAGCAGACTTACATTGGCAGATCTAAATAGGTTACGTATGGCCAGCGATGTTCGTAAAGTTGAACATGAAAATAAACTTGAAAAAGTTACAAAGCAGTATAAACCTCCGGCTGCAATGGCTCCTGCGGTATAGTCTGTCAAAAACCTTCAAAAAACACCCATTTAACCCCTTAATCTGCGTAGTTTAGTAAATAAATTACAAGCCATATTATTTTAAGGAGTTCCTAATGAACAAATATGAACAGCTAATTGAACACATTATAAACGACGACGAAGCTAAAGCTCGTGAGTTGTTTCATCAAATTGTGGTTGAAAAATCACGTGAAATTTATGAGTCCTTGATGGACGAAGAATATACAGAAGAAGACATTCATTCTTCTAATCCCGTTGAAGATATGATGGGCGAAATCCGAGCTGATGAAACCAACGGAATTGGTGAAGGTGGTGACGAAGGCGAAGGCGAATTAGATATGGATCTCGGCGACGACGACGGCGAAGAAGGTATGGATGATATGATGCCCGGCGACGACGGCGAAGAAGATCTAGAATCTAAGGTTATGGATCTGGAAGCTGAATTAGAAGCACTTAAAGCCGAATTTGAAGCTTTAATGGGTGACGAAGGCGGCGAAGGCCATCATGATGACATGGGCGGAATGGACGACATGGACATGGACATGAGTGATGACGATGAAATGCCAATGGCAGAAGCAGAAGAAGTTGAAGAAGACGAAGAAGTAACAGAAGCTGAAGAAGTTGAAGAAGACGAAGAAGTAACAGAATCTGTGCAACGTCGTGCTATGCCAAAAACTGCTGTTGATTTAATGCGTGAATACGTAGAAAAAATTTCAGCACCTAGCAACACTGAATTTACCCCAGTAGGAACCGGTGCAGGTGGCGATAAGCCAGCTGGTAACACCAAGAACCCACTAGCAGGTAAGAATGATATGGGCGGTAGTTCAGCCAATATTGCAAAAGGTGGCAGCGAAAATGCACCAGATGGACAGCGTCCAAGTGGTAAAGTAGATGGCAATTTAGTAAAAAATGCACAAGAAATTGATGTTGCTAAACGAAATGTTAACAAACCTGGCGGCAACAAAGGCGCTCAAGATTGGTACAACACCAAGGCGAGTGCTAAAAAAGGAGAAGGACAAACTACCGATGGCTCAGTACCTGTCCAGAAGAAGAGTATTGAACCAGGTGGTAATTAATTAGGGCAATAATATGGCTTTGTACCTAAAAGAAGATCTTACTTTCGATCGGGCTCAGATAGAAGTCTTAACCGAAGATTCTACAACCGGCGAAGGTAAAAATCTGTATATGAAAGGGATATTCATCGAGGGAGGCGTGAAAAATGCCAACCAACGTGTTTATCCCATTCACGAAATCGAAAAAGCCGTAAATCAGATTAATGAACAAATCAAGGGCGGACACAGTGTTCTTGGTGAAGTTGATCATCCTGATGATTTAAAAATTAACCTGGACCGAGTGTCACACATGATTATGCAAATGTGGATGGACGGTCCTTGTGGTCACGGTAAACTAAAAATTCTACCAACACCAATGGGCGAGCTTGTAAAAGCTATGATTACTAGTGGGGTCAAGTTAGGCGTTAGTAGTCGTGGTAGCGGTGAAGTAAATGAAAGTTCGGGACATGTTAGCGGTTTTGATATTATTACTGTTGACATTGTAGCACAGCCTTCGGCTCCGCATGCATATCCTAAAGCAATCTATGAGGGCTTAATGAATATGCGTCATGGACACCGAGTGTTAGAAGTGGCTCGTGATGCCACACAAGATCAAAGAGTACAGAAGTACCTGAAAGAAGGCATAACACGCCTTATCAATGACCTTAAGTTAAAATAGGAGAAGTCGTAATGACACTAGATGCATTGAAACCATTGTTAGATAGTGGAATTATTAACGAAGATACTCAGCAAGCTATCACAGAAGCTTGGGAAGCAAAACTTCTCGAGGCACGTGAACAAGTTAGATCTGAACTTCGTGAAGAATTCGCACAACGCTATCAACATGATAAACAAGTGATGGTTGAAGCTCTAGATAAAATGGTAACTGAAAGTCTACAAAGTGAACTGGAAGAGTTTGCTACAGAGAAAGCACAAC